CTTAAGGGCAAGACTCGTTACGTCATCTTTAAGACTTGCGACATCGCTATACGTCACCCACAGGCGTTCAGCTTCCATAACGCAGCTTAATCAAGCTACAAGTAATTAAGAGGCGGCCTTAGGGTCGCCTTTTTTATTGGAGAAACGAATGAAGATCAAAATAACACAAAACTGTTATGTGGAAGGCAAGGCGGCAAAGGTTGGCGATGTTGTCGATACAGACAAAGCCAATTTGTTGATCGGTTTAGGCAAGGCGAAGCAGTACACAAAGCCAGAACCAAAGCCAGAGCCTAAGCAAGAAGCGAAAACAAAACGGAGTAAGAAATAATGTCATTACTAAACGCAAACGTGGTGCAGTTGATTCCATGTCAAAACGCAACGTCTACAGTGACCGGCACAGGTGTTGATGTTTCTGGTTATACGGATGCAATGCAAGTTGTTCTTGCTTCGTCTGTTTTTGGGGGTACTACTCCAACTTGTAACGTAAAGATACAAGACTCAGCAGACAACAGCGCATGGTCTGATGTAACAGGCGCAACATTTACCGAGGTTACTGATGCGGCAGATTTGACGCAAATGATTACCTTGAAAGTAAATGAGACAGCAAAGTATATCCGAGCTGTAGCGACACTAGCGGGAACGTCACCAGATGGGAACATCGCCGTCGTTGCTCTAGGTCAGCGTCAAGCGGGTTACAACGCATCACAATCAATCTAATGGATAATTTTCTGTCTGATTTCGGTGTTACGGCTTCGGCTAGTGGGCAGACATTCACAGTCATTATTGATAAAGCAACTCATTTTAGATTAGGTATGGATTCGATATTCCCAACGATTGTAGGGGTAACGGCTGATATGCCTAGTTTAAGCGTGGGCGATGCAATAACGGTAGATGGTGTGAGTTATCAAGTAGCTCACCCTCCATTGATTGATTCAGAAATGACGACTATTGCACTAAAAGATGGCGCATAAAAGAACACTAATCAGAAACGCTTTTGTATCTACCTTGACAGGGCTAACCACTACGGGGAGTCGTGTATACGGTTCACGGTTGGCTAATTTTGCCGAGGCAGATATTCCTGCTTTGAAGGTTTATCTAAAAGATGAAACTTCGACAGATGAGGCGAGTGGTTACGATGGGATTGTTGAATGTGAGGTGATGGTCGAGGCTTATGTCAAGGCTAACAGCACTTTTGATGATGACTTGGACTTGATTCTTGAAGAGGTTCAAGCTGCGATCGATGCGGCTAGATTAACCACCTTTCGGAGTCTTGTTAAGTCTCTTTTTTACGACAGTTTAGAGGTGGAGTATATGGATGCAGACCAAGACGCTGGTCGGCAGATAATTAAATTCAGAGTTCAATATGAGCAGAGATTATGAGTAAACAAGTAGAAATGAAAAGCGGGGCGACAGTTGTAAAAGTTGCGCCGTATCAAGTCAAAGAAATGGAGGCGCGAGGCTATAAAATAGTTGAAGCCAAGCAGCCTAAAACAATATTTAAAAAAGTAGAGGAAAAATCAGATGGCAAAGTATAACGGCACTAACGGCCTAGTAAAGATAGGTGCAACAACGGTGGGCGAAATTAACGCCTGGGAATATAACGATGACGTGACGCCTATCACTGGCAGAGCTTTTGGTGCAACTTTGGAGACTTCGGTTGCAGGTGTTCGCAAGATCACTGGCTCAATTAGCGGCTTCTATGACCCTAACGACTCAGGCGGTCAAGATGCAATCATTACAGGTGCTACAGTGGCTTTAGATTTGTATTATGACGGCACTTCTAGTGGCGATGATTACGATGCTTTTAGTGCGGTATTAATCACTAATACATCACGATCTACGGCTAATGATCAGTATGTAACTTTTTCAGCAAGCTTCACGGCTAACGCTGTACCTACGTTTAGTCAGGTAGCGTAATGAGTGTTGATAGCAGGCTAGAGGCACTAGAGGAGGACTTTCAATCTAAGCTAAGTCAAGATTTAGTTAAGGTTGAATTTCCTGAATCTGGTAGCCCTGTTTATGTTAGAAAAACTCATAACACATTCAGAAAAGCACCTTGTTTAAAAGCGATTGCTGAGAATAAGTATGACGAGTTCAACGCTCTGATGATTATACAGTTTGCAATGGACAAGGATGGTTCTGGATACATTTTCAAGCGAGGTAATTTAGATTTTCTTTTGAAGAAAGTAGACGCGGCAGTTCTTGCGCGTGTCGCTCAAGAGATTTCAGAGATTATCAAGTTTGAAGAAGAAGAAGAACCAGAGATGAAGGTGGCTAAAAAAAACTCCGAGAAGGGGGCGAGGTCTATGTCAGATTCGTCCTCGCCAGAAAGTTAAAAAGGCCGATTGAGGAAGTCATGGAGTGGGGCGATTTTGTTCTATTCCATTGGCTTGCGTTTTTAGAAATGGAGCAAAAAGAGAATGACCACAGCTAGGTTCAACATTGAAGGCCGCGATAAAACTGCCAAGGCTTTTAATTCTGTAAAGGGTCGCCTTGATCGTTTAGATCGCTCCGTTTCTAAATTGTCTCGCGGGTTTGGTGCGCTTGCAGGTGGCGCGGTTGTTGCAGGGATTGGCGCTATAGCAAAAAAGTCGATTGATGCGGCTGACGCTATCCAGAAGCTAGGCGTAAGGACTGGCGCAAGTTCTGAGTTTTTGAGTGAAATGCGGGTAGCAATATCGCAAGCTGATGTTTCAAGCACAGAGTTTGCTAATTCATTAACTAAGCTAAACAAATCAGCGCAGGACGCATCTGATGGACTTTCTACGCCAGCTAGGGCTTTTGAGAAGCTAGGCATAAGTGTTCAAGAGTTTAACAACCTCAACACAGACCAAAAATTCACGGCTGTAGCTGAAGCGGTAAGTAAGATACAAGACCCAGCAATCAAGACGCAGGTTGCCATGGATTTAATGGGTCGTTCTGGCTCACAGCTTCTTACTGTCATGGAGGGCGGCGCGGCTGGTCTTGATGAGTACCGAAATAAAGCGGTAGAGCTAGGGCAATCATTATCACAGGAGATGGTGGATGGTGCGGCGGAGGCTAATGATGCTCTAGATTTATTGGGCAAGTCTATTAGCGGGTCAATTTCTCAGACCATACTTACATACACAGATGAGATCAAAGCGGCAGCCGATTTAACGCGCGAGTACCTACCAAAAGCTATTGGGTTTTTGATTGATATGTTCAAAGGCTTAAAGGCCGTTATTGAGTTTGTTGTTAGTTTTGTTATTAACCGACTCGGTGACTTTCTATCTTTCCTTTCAAAAATACCGGGTGTGGGCAAATACTTCGACGGCATGCGCGACTCAGTGAAGCTGATGGGCGAGGTAATGGATGATCAGTTTGAGTCTACGGTCGGCAGCATGGGCAAATGGCGCGATGGTGCTCAGAAAACCGAAGGCGCGGCTAAGGATTTAGGCGGTGAAATAAAAAAGGGCGCGGGTGTTTTGGTTGATTTCGGAGAAGCATCAGACGAAGCAACATCTAGCGTTAAGTCTTTATCTGACCTAATGCCTGGTTTCAATGATAGAATCAAGGCGGCTAATGATGTTTTCAACGAAGCTAGTGACATCCTTGATGAGTTGGTAAGAAAGCACAACGAGTTTGATGATGCGTTGTCGACTGTAAAAGGTGAAATAGAGCAGACTAAGCGCAATCAAGAGAAGTTCAACAAGATGCTTGCAACTGGTACGCTGACCGCAGAAGAAGCGGCGGCTATGGCTTCTAAGCTAGGCTTAGAGTACGAAGGCTTAGGCGAGAAAACATCAATAGTCTCAGACGCATGGGAAGATGCAAACCGTAAGATTTTCGACTCTATGCAAACCTTCTTTAGGGATGGTTTAGACGGATGGGATAACTTCGGTGATTCGGTAAAAGACATAGTTAAGGACATGATCGCGTCTATTCTCGCGCAGATCACTCAATTATTAGTGTCTAACGCTTTCAAAAAAATGATTAGTTTTCTGACAAACGGCAAGAAGTTTGGCGGCACTGGTTTATTCGATGGTCTAGGCTCGTTGTTCGGCGGTAGCCCTAGCACTAGCCCTAGCGGTGAAGAGTCACCAATATCAAGTGATGGCGTTGGTGACGTAGCAACCGTAGGCGGCACTATCGCCAAAACTCTTGGTGGTGTTGGCACTTCAATTAAGGCTGGCGCTACTGCGGCATGGGGTTCAATTAAGGCGGCTGGCTCTGCCTTGTTGGCTGGGGCGAAGTCTTTAATTTCAGCAATACCAGGATGGGGTTGGGCGATTGCTGGAATAGCTGCGGCATACAAGATATTCGGCGGCGGCAGATCACCACAAGAGTTAGGCGAAGATCAGCTTCAGGCGGTTTCTGACGCGACTAAGGCGGGCCGCAATACTCAGGTGCAACTAGGCTCTGTCGGCGGTGTAGCTACCAGCTTTCTAGGCGGCTTTGATGAAAACTCTACATTTTTTGGTGTCGATTTACTCAAAGACGAATTACAAAAGGTTGGTGACGTATTAACCAATAAGTTCGGATTTAATCAGGCTCTCGCACTAAAGGATGGAGTCATTAGATTAGAAGATTTCAGCCGTGAATTTAGCGCAAACAACGAGGAAATAGTTGCAGAGGTTCAGGC